TTGCGAAGATTGTTAGGATGCTTATGGAGGAGAAACTTTAAATGGCAAACCTAACAACGACCCCATCAAAGGCTAAGACGAAGAGCCTTGGGGATCCTAACGCAGCATATGAGTCTATGCGGCCTCTTTGGGAGAGGGCTAGAGCTGTTCTTAATGGACAGACTCATGCAAGAGCATATGATGACTCAATTGATACTATAACGTACAATAACTTACTATTACCCTTTTCTCCTACAATGAGTTCACAACAGTACAACTTTTATCGTGCTGAAGGTGAACTTCCTGGACTAACAGCACAGTATGCTAAAGTTCTTGTAGGTGGCTTGTTACGTAAGCAAGCAGCTATTGAGCTCCCAGAGAATGTATTTCCTGAAGGAACTGAAGACTGGATTCGTACTTCTTTTGGTGCTGATGGTACTTCATTACATGGCTTCTTAGATGCGGCTATTTGGGAAGAACTACAGTCGTCTAGAGCTTGGTGCTTAGTAGACTACCCTACAGTAGCTAATCCCGATGCTCTCACTATGGAAGAGGCTAAGGCCTTGTCCCCATATGTAATGCTCATCCAAGCAGAGAACATTATTAACTGGCGCAGAGGTCAAGACCGTAATACTAACAAACAAGTATTAACAAGTTTACTTTTCCGTTACTACATGGAAGACTATTCTAAAAATGAATTCCACCCAGACTATGTAGATACTGTTACTCACTACTACTTAGACGAGTCAGGACTGCTTGTCGTAGATACTTACACACGAGACACTAACGAGTCCGTAAGCGTTATTAATGGTAACGTTACATCCAAGTATCAAGTAGATAATGCTAATGCAGCATGGGTAAAGACTCGTACAGAAGTACCTTTGATGAACGGTGAGAGGATGAACTTTATTCCAGCCTACCCATTGAATGGTCAAATCGACCCTGTTGAGCCAATCCTACAATCATTGATTGATCGTGAGATTGCTTTGTACAACAAAATTAGCCGACGTAATCACTTACTCTATGGTGCAGCTACATACACTCCAGTAGTCATGTCAGATATGACTGATGAAGAGTTTGAAACTATTGTAGAGGCAGGTCTTGGCTCATGGATTAAGCTCCGTGCTGGAGACGACATTAGAGCATTAGACACTCCAACAGGCGCTTTAGCGGATATGGAAAAGGCTATTGCAGCTACCATTGAAGAAATGGCTCGTATGGGCATTCGTATGCTTTCACCAGAGGGTTCTTCAGGTGAGTCAGGCGTAAGTCTAGAAATCCGTAATGCTGCTCAGACTGCTCAACTAGGTATGCTCAATACTCGTATTTCAGAGACAATGAGACAGATCATTACAGTAATGCTTAAGTGGAAATACAATATTGATGTTCTTCCAACAGATATTAAGTTCACATTAAGTGCTGACTTTAATCCTACACCAGTAGGTGCAGACTGGATGAGACTAGTTACAGAGTGGTACCAACAAGGTATTATTCCACGTTCTACATTTATTTCTATTGCTAAGTTCAATGATGTGCTCCCAGCTGAGTACAATGATGAGGATGGCGTAGCGGAAATCCAGAGTGACCCTCTCGTAGACACTAAGGCAATGAGCATAGATTCTTCTATCTCAGACACAGATAATATGCGCCCTAATAATAGGGACGATGACAACGACAACACTGTATAATACGGGCATCCTTGATGCATATATTGTATGGTATCAAGGGGAAATATGCCAACTCCTATTAATACGGAAATTTATGACAGAATTGTACAGCACTTAGCTGATACAAGACTATATGAAGCGGAAACCTCTACTAATGTAAGTAGGGGTATTCGTAGACATCAAAAGCGCCTTAGAGTACTCTTAACAAAGAACATTAAGGCCGATGTAAAGCCAGAGGTAACTCGAGCAACAAAAGAATTGCACATGATTGCTAAGAATTCAGTTAGTGATTATGCGGATGCCTCTGTAAGCTTTCATGCTAACAATTTAGAGAAGAGTGCTGGTTCATTCTTCAGAGTTCAAAAGCCTAGAGGTAGCGATGCTATTCCTAGACTTATTGGACCTAATATTACAGCATCTAGAAGCTTAAGAGATCACTTTGATACTGTTGGTACGAGTGAGCTTGCTAGGATTGATGGAAAGATTAAATCTGGTTTAGCAGACAATAAGCCAGTAAAAGAAATTATTGCAGATGTAATTAAAACAACCACCTTGACTGAGGTTCAGGCTAAGGTCTTAGTTAGAACTGCTATTACTAATACACAAGCACAGGCGCTTAATTTAGTAATGGATCGTAATAAAGAGGTTTTAAAAGGTTACAGATTTACTGCTGTACTAGACAATAGAACTTCAAGAGTCTGTGCACACCATGATGGTCAAGTATACAAGATCGATGATCTAAGATTTAGACCACCACTTCACTGGAATTGCCGTAGCTCTATGGTTCCTGTTTTAAAGAACAAAGAAGAACTATTAAAGGCTGCTGAGGCAGAAGATACAAGAGTAAAAGTTAACAAGCTAAAAGAGACCTCTGAAAAACTTGTTGATGGTAGCCTACCACCAGTAGAGACTTATGGTTCTTGGCTTAAACGACAACCTATGATGGTTCAAATTAAACATTTAGGTAGTGAAGAACGTGCTGGTTTATTACAGAAAGGTATTCTAGACGTAAAGGCCTTTACAACTGCCAAGGGTCAACAACTAAGCATTGCTGCATTAAGAAAGCTTGATAACGCAAGAACAAGTTTCTTTCCAACTAGACAGTCAGCTGTAGCTGAGGCAGAGTCTAATTTGTTTGCAGTTAATGTGGCCAGGCCATACGAGCTAATGAGAAGTACAGAAGCTACTAAACAACTAAAGGCGATGTATATTGCAGACACTGAAAACACTGCTCAGACTATTTCCTTAGTAGACTATCGTGGTACTAGTTTAGCAGGTAAACGATCAGTTCGAATTAGAGCAAACAATGAGTTTGATGAGCGTAACAATAGCTTTGATCCATTCACAGGTGAACAAAGTTCTACTTTACTTTATGATCCAGACTTTAATGTATTACAAGAACGTATAGACTTTATTAAGAATTCTAAGGCTCTTAATCAAGAACAAAAAGCATGGATTCAACAATTCGTTGAAAGCTTAGATGATTCAGTATCTGTAAATCAACAGACTGCTATTGCAGAGAATCTACGTGTTATTTTTGAGCGATACAATAACGATAAGCAACCATGGGTTAACTTCATGAATGTTACTCGTGGTGAAATGCAATATTCTGTAGTTAACACAAGCCGTATTTTAGATCGTAGATCAAGAGCTAGATCTCAGCAGTTTGATTCTTATGGGGTCGCTGGAGAGCCAGCTAAAGTTCAAATCTTTGGTAAGTACTATACATTTGACGAGATTATCGAAAATAATATTGATAATCAACGTTATGTTCGTAATTGGGCTACTACAGAAGGTAGGCCATTGGCTAGATCTTTGTATTATACTGGAAGGACTCCTATATATACTTGGTTTAGAGGTGCCCCCAGAATTGGTGTTGATAACTTCAAAGACAAAGTAGTTAAATTCTTGTTAAGTAATGTTCCTGGAGCTAAACTCTTTTTTAAAGACAAAGTACCTAGTGAAAGATTAATTGATGAATTCTTAAGAAACAGAAGAGAAGACTATCGTAAGATTGTGGACTTAGAGTTTTTATTCGGTAAACGAAGACAAAGTTATTTAAATCAATTAGTAGAGGGCGGTTTAAACGACAAGAAAGCAATTGATATTTTATCAAAGGTATTGACTGTTGTTGCTGATGGTAAGTCAACTGACTACGATTCATTGGCAATTAATGTAGGTAAAACACTAAGAGAATCTTGGAATGTCGCAGACTTCCCATTCTTTAAGCCTACACTACAAGACTACCATGCTGATGGATCACAGATTCTTACAGCATTAAAAGACAAAGGCTACATCCGTGTACTTATGCGTGGCAAGACTAGGAGATCAGTTGTTGATCTTGAGACTGGTCGTGCTAGTGGTCCTTGGAGAGATACTGTTAGTCGTGAAGTTCAGATCTTAAATAAAGATATGCTCAACTTACAGAGAGCTAATCGTAGTGCTTTATTAGCAAAACGAATTGGTATTAACTCTGATAGAGATAAGCTTTATGTAAGACCTGGAGCTAAGACTTATTTTGATGCTAGAGGCAATAACACAGGTATTCCGATTATTACACGTAGAGCTAATGCTAATTATGACAGAGTACTAATTGATCGTGATTTTGCTGATATGCTTAATCACACAATGTCAGTGAAATATGAGGTTGATAATGAGTATGCTGGATTTATGGAAGATGTTGTTCGCTTTAGAGATCCTCGTGGAAATGTAAAAAAGTATGATGACTTAAATGACTTTAGAAAACTTATTTTGACTCGTGGAGATCAGGGATATAGCTTTATGCAGACTGTAAAGTATCATCGAGATACTGGAAAGCCATTTAGCGTTGTTGCTAATATCGATGGTCGTGGTCGTGTTTACTATCAAGGTTTCTTAACACCTACTGGTGGTGAAGTTGTTCGTCCGTTCTTGAATACTGCTAAGGCAGAGGCCGTTACACCTGAAATTGTTCAGGAGTTAATGATTCAAACTGGTTCTATGATTGGTCCAGCTACTGAGGCGTTAACACAAGCAGGTCGGATGGAAATCTTTATGAGAAATCAAAGAGATGTTTTAAGTTTAGGTCGCCTAATGAGGGAAACTACCCAACGTGATAGGCGTATCAGGGAATTTCTAGAGCATCCTATTATCAGAGCTACTGAGGCAGAAGAGATTCCAAAAATCTCCAGACTAGCTATTGAGTATGCTCGTATATATGATCATGTAGGTGGTGACTTTACTGATGTAAATAAACTAGCGACATATAAGACAAAATTAATGATTGAGAATGATGCTTCATCCTCTGGTGCTCAGATCATCGGATTAAGTACTGGAGATAGAGATATTTCAATCAACTCAAACGTATTACCTACATTACAAAAGAATCGTTTGTATGACTTAGTAGCTATGGATACAGTGTCTGATCCAGAGTTTCAGAAAATACAAGGATTGAGAGATGCTAATGTTCAGTGGACAGATCTTCAAAAGGCTGCAAAAGCACAGAACATGGTTTCTTTCTATGGTGCAGGTAAAGCAACACAAGCAGCTAATATTGAAGCTAAGTTTGCTTCAGTGTTAGAGACAAAAGGATATACTGTTGTTACTCGTGAAGAACTTCGTGGAGTAACTAATATTATAGATGCAAAGATTAAAGACGCAGATAGGCTAGGCGCTGAAAATGTTGTATTTGGTCTTAAACAATTAAAACGTGAGTTAAACGAAGTTGTTGAAGGTGAAACCTCTGTGGGGCAAGAACTTTTAGCACACGCTCGTGATTCTCACCCAGACGTAGAAGCGTTTGTCGATAAGTTAATGAATGCTCGTAAGGGACTAATTGGTCCTCAAGACTTCAAGGCAGTGTCAGAGATCATGTCTCGGAGACTAGCTGAGAGAGCACCAGTAACTCAAAAATTCGTACAATTCTGGAAAGAAGCTGCTAAAGCTTACGTTGATGAAACTCAGAAGGTCGATATACCTTGGGTAACATTTGATGGTAAGACTTTATACCAGAGATACAGACCTAAAATCCAAACTAGCATTGAGTTCTATGACAAAGAAGCTAACAGGATGGTCCGTAATATTTACGAAGATCGAGCAGAAGATGCTTCACTTCTAGGAAAATCAAGCCTGATGAGGGCGGGTATCGGCATGGGGGTTAACGGTAACCACATGAATGATGCCGCTATTGTAAGAAGATTTCATTTATGGGGTCGTAAAAGCGGTATTGAAACTGCAACGATTCACGATGCTTTCTTCACCAACATAGGACAAGCAGCAAAGTCCAAAGTAGCTCTTAGAGAAATCTATGCAGATGCTTTAGAGGGTGAGACAATAGAGAAAACATTACTGGCACTGAAGGATGAGGGTATGTCAATTGAGACATATAATCGACTTCGCCAAAAAGCTATTGAGGATGGCTTACTAAATCCTCGCAACAAAATTACGAGAAAAGATATACTAGCTCCTATACCTAAAGGTATGGATTGGTATGGTATTGGACCGTAAGAGTTTAAGTTTGTAACTAAACCCTAAAAAATTAAAATTAAATG